GACGGGTCAGGCGATCAGATGTGCGAGGACTGCGGCGAGTGCGTCGCGACACACGAATATGAAGACCCTCGGAACACTCGCAACAAGTTCTTCTTTTGCAACGCCTGTTTCGTCGAATAGGCCGCAGAGGACAACGCATGACCCCGAGCAGAGAAGCCATCAAGGAAAAGTTGATCATCATGGCGATTGCCATCCGCGCAGAGGCCAGGCTCTGCTCGCTCATGATTGGGAAATTAGCAACCGAAGGGCTGACAGAATGACACAATTCAAACCCTATCGTCGCAAGCAGATTGCCGAATTGCGTCCCTACATCAAAGGCGAGACGCTTGACGAGGTCAGCATTTCTAGCGAAGACCGCAAAGCGGGCTCCCCCAAGACGGGAGACATGATTGCCCGCAACCCGAAAAACCACGCCGATCAGTGGCTTGTTGCCGAAGCCTATTTCACTGACAATTTTGAGCCGTTGACATGACCCCGACCAAGAGCGACGAGGAACGGGCGAGGCAATATATCCCTTCGTGGGTTTTTGAGCATTACCCGGAGGAGGCTGACGAAATGAACGCCGCATTTTGCGATGTGATCACCGCCATCCGCGCCGAGGCCACACTTGCCGAACAGGAACGGTGCGCGAAACGGTTAGAGATGGAGTCTTCCCGCCACGAAGAGGCACTGGAAGACATCGACGCTGATACCGACGCCGTAGAGTACGCCATGCATCTAGTCGCCGCTACGGATTTTCGTTTGATCGCCGCAGCCATTCGAAAGGGGACGTAAATGAGCTACTACAACGACGGCATGGGTCCAGACACGACAGGCTTCTTTAAGGATGCGGCCATCAAAGAACACCTGCGGATCATCGCCGCCAAGGACGCCGAGATAGCGAGGCTGCGGGAGGCGCTTGGAGCGATGATTTATGAGACCGCGAGCCTATCGCCGATGGAGGATGACGGATCGCATTGGTGTCGGATCACAAAAGAAGCGCTTGAGCTAGCACGGGGCGCCTATCACGCGGCCGACGCCATCGCCGCGCTGAAGCGCAAAGGAGATCGCGATGCCCAATGAGCCGAACACCGGCCCCCCAGCCTCCCCCTTCCTCCCCGGGACCAAGACCCAATTCGCCTGGGATAGCACAAGCCTCGGCCTTCTTAAAACCTGCCCACGGCTCTACCAATACACCATCATCGAAGGCTGGCAGCCGAAAGGCGAATCCATCCACCTGCGCTTCGGCGCCGAGTTCCACTCCGCCCTTTGGCTTTACGATCGCCTCCGCACTCAGGACATCCCCCATGACGAAGCGCTCCGCGAAACCATTCACACTCTCCTTATCACTTCTGCCGACTTCAATCCCACCCCGAATCCAGATCACGCTCGGGATCCCGCACGGTACAAAAACCGCACATCGCTCATACGAACTGTCATCTACTACCTCGACGATCGTCGTGATGACACTCTTCGAACTCATAAGCTCGCTGACGGCACAGCCGCTGTCGAGCTATCGTTCCGATTCGAACTAGGCTGGGGGCCAGACGCGGGCATGCCACCTGATGGTGTGTATAAACTCGGGGAGGTTGCAACATTACAACAACCCTACCTCCTCTGCGGCCATCTCGACCGCGTCGCCGCCGATTCCAACGGAGATCTCTTTGTCGAGGATCATAAAACCACCACCTCCTCCCCCGGCCAGTACTACTTCGACCAATACGACGTCAACAACCAAATGTCCCTCTACACCACCGCCGGGGCGGTTGTATTGGAAGCTCCCATCCGGGGCGTTGCTATCAACGCTGTCCAACTCCTCCTCGAACCACCATATGCTCGCTTTGTGCGCGGGTTTACCTTCCGTACGGCGGAGCGCCTTGAAGAATGGCAAACTGATCTATCGCGCTGGCTTCAACTCGCGGAATGGTACGCTGAGAATAACTATTGGCCTCAGAACGACACGGCCTGTGACCGCTTCGGCGGCTGCCGGTTCCGTAAGGTCTGCGCCAAATCCCCGTCCGTCCGCGAAATCTTCCTAAACTCCGACTTCAACCAACTCCCCGAGGATGAAAGATGGAACCCTTTACAACCCCGCTGAACGTGCACACCCCAAATCCCCACCTCTGGCCAGAGGAACACGACAACCTTCTCCGCCAACACGCCGCGGAAGGCTGGTCCGCGCTAGAACTCGCCAACCTCATCGGCCGATCCCGCAGCGCTGTTCTCGGCCGGGCCCATCGCCTAGGCGTCAAATTCCACCACTCCCGCGGCGGCAACCCCCGCCGCAAACGCACCGCCAGAATCTCCTACGGGCATCTGACATGACCATCAAAGTCGTCTACACCCATACCACCTACGTTACCGAAGCCGAACCCGGCTGGTTCAAACTCAATGACATCGCCACGAAGTTTTGGGTCGCCCACGACTTGTCCATCGGCGATCCTGTCCTCATTCACGTGGAGCCTGTTGATGACCGAACCAATCTCGAAAAAGGAAGTCCTGGAACTGGCGATCTCGGCAGTAGCCGATCGGGAGGAGACCTATGATTCCCCCAGCAACAACTTCAAACGCATCGCCAACCTTTGGCGCATTCACCTCCACAACCGTTACGGTGAGAAATACAACCACGCCCTTCCAATCCTCGACGCCGCCGACGTCGCCATGATGATGACCTTGATGAAACTCGCCCGGCTTGAACATGACCCGACCTCCCTCGACCAATGGGTCGACATCGCCGGTTACGCCGCCTGCGGCGCCAACATCATGGTCCGCCGCTGATGCCCTCCCTCGCCCACCACCACTCCGGGTCGCTGGTCAAAATGCTCTACATGGGCGACTCCAAAGCCGGGAAAACCTCCTCCCTCATCTCCCTCGTCAAGGCGGGATTCAAACTCCGCATCCTCGATCTCGACAATCTTCTCGATCCACTTCACGCTTTGATCATGCACGAATGCCCAGATCTGATCGATAACGTCGAGTTCTGCACCATCCGCGACAACCGTAAAGCGACCTCGGAAGGAATGGTCATCGCCGGGCAGCCTCGTGCCTACGTCGATGCGGTTAAGATGCTCTACCACTGGACCTACACCGACGAAGAAACCGGCGAGGTCATCGACTACGGCCCGCCATCGGAATGGGGTCCCGACTGTATCCTCGTCATCGATTCCCTATCCCGCTTCTGCGATGCATGCTACGATTGGCGGGATTCCCTCACCCCGAAGAAAAGCAAATCCGGTTCTGACTACGACGGCCGCGCGGTGTTCTACGACGCCCAAGATCGTATCGAGGGCATGATCGCCGGGCTCACCGCGAAGAAATATCGAACCAACATCATCCTCATCGCCCATGTCCAATACATCGACATGCCAGGGGGTAAAAAGAAAGGCTTTCCGCAAGGCATCGGCAAAGCCCTCTCCCCTATCATCCCCCAATACTTCCCCTCGGTCACCCTTCTCGAAAACAAATCCGGTGAACGCACCATCTACACAGCCTCCACGGCCAACGTAGATCTCGCCAACCCGGCCCGATTCCGAATGTCCGAAGAGCTCCCCGCCGAAACCGGCCTCGCGGAGTTCTTCCGGATCGCCCGCAACCAGCCGGAAGCAAAGGAACCCGCCGCTCCCCCCGCGCCAGCCCCGCTCCGCAGACCTCAAACCGTAACCACAATCCGAAGGTAAACCGCAAACATGGCCACGAAATCATTCGAAGACATCCTCGACGCTCCCTTCGACGGCCCGGCCGAACGTCCGCCGCTTGTCCCGAAGGGAACCTACCTCACCACCGTCATCGGCCCGTACGAGGAGGGCCACTCGACCAAGAAAGGCACCCTATTCTTCGCCTTCAACCACCGCCTGGTCGAGCCAATGGACGACGTGGACGCCGATGAACTCGCTGACTACGGCGCCCTCGATGGGGTCACCCTTTCCAACACCTACTACCTAACCCCGAAGTCCCTCTATCGCCTTGATGAATTCTTCCAGCATTGCGGCGTCAACATCGACTCCCCGAAGCTGCGGAAGATGTCTGGCATTGAAGCCCGCAAAGCTATGGCCGAAGGCACAGACAACGCCCAGGTCTACGTGGTCGTCGATCACGAGGCCAATGGCGATCGCACCTTCGCCCGTGTCGTTGGCACGGCGAAGGCTTAACCGAGGGAATGGCCGGGGCTAATAACCCCGGCCATAAACGACATGGCGGAAGGATGGTGACGATCGCGTCAGCTACAGACGATTACGCGAACTTGATGATGCAATGGAAAAAGCAAAGCAGGAGTTTCTTCTTCTGGTGCGTGGGTGGTGAAACCAATCATCCTCCTCGGCGAAGCTTGGGGCAACCGCGAGGCCCAGATCCGCCGCGCTTTCGTCGGCCCGTCAGGCATCGAACTCCTCCGCATGCTCGCCGAGGCCGACCTGCTCACCCTGACCCCGGCCGATCGCGACGACCTCCGCCGATACTGGCGGACCGAAAACCCAGCCCACACCGACCGGGTCTGGACCCGCCACCCCGAATTCCTCCGCCTCAACGTCTTCGACCTCCACCCGCCGGAGAACAACCTCGCCGCCCTTTGCGGCGACAAGGCCAACGCTATTGAAGGATACCCGAAGCATGACAAAGGATGGATTTCAACAGATTTTACTGTACATCTTGATCGCCTTGGCAATGATCTGCTACGCCTTGATCCTAATCTCATTATTTGTCTCGGCGGCACGGCACTTTGGGCCATGGCTGGAATCACCACAATCAAAGCTGCCCGTGGGCGACTTCGTATGTCATCTCACACCGCCGCCGGATTTAAACTCCTCCCCGTCTACCACCCTGCATTTATCCTGCGAAATTGGGTCGATCGCCCGATAACCATCCTCGACCTAACCAAGGCCCATCGCCATGCAACCGATCCAACCTTCACCCTCCCCGACCGAACTCTCTGGCTCGAGCCCACCCTTGACGACATACAATCCTTTATCCTCCAGCACATATCAGGATGCGATCTTCTTTCGGTCGACATTGAAACGTCTGGAGATAGCATTACATGCATTGGCTTTGCTCCCTCCGCGGAGCTTGGCCTTGTCATTCCATTCCATGCATCCGGACGAAAGGGAAAGCATTATTGGCCAACTCTCGAGCTT